CTACCGACCTTACTGAAGGCACCAACCTCTACTATACCAATGCCCGTGCTGATGCTCGTGTCGCACTTGCTACTGGTGTAAACCTTGATCTCACCAATCAAACTACCACCGACCTTACTGAAGGCACCAACCTTTACTTTACTAATGCTCGTGCCGATGCCCGCATTGCTGCTGCATCTGTAACTGATCTAACTGATGTTGATCAGGCACTTGCAACTACTGATGATGTTTCCTTCGCTAGCGTCGAAGCAAACCTGAGAGCAACTGGCACTGCTCCCACTACTGCAACAGATACTGGTGTTGCAGGAGACATTCGTTACGATGCTGATTATGTCTATGTTTGTGTTGCTGCAAACACTTGGAAAAGATCCGCCCTCGCTACTTGGTAAATTAAATGTCCGCAACTAGACCCGCAAGCAAAGCAGAATTAAAGGCATATGCCCTTCGTAGATTAGGTTATCCTGCTGTTGACATCAACGTATGTGATGAGCAACTCGATGACCTAATCGAAGAAGCAATCGACTACTTTCAGGAGTTTGCTTATAACGGAAGTTATAAAGCATTCATTAAAATCGAAGTAACCGATGCAATCAAGGCAGCTGCTCAGTCTGCTTCGCAGATGGGTGCTACTGCTTGGTATGAAGGAAATGAATATGTCTCCCTCCCCCCTGGAGTTTTGTCGGTCAATCATGTTTATAGTCAGATTGGTGCCTCTAGTATAGTACCTGGCAATATCTTCAATATCAAGTATCAAATTTTCTTGAATGATATCTATGCAATGACGCATGGACAAATTCTGCATTACTTCATGACATCTCAATATCTTGAGACTCTTGATTGGGTTACAAACTCTTCCATGAATCGTAGAGTTAGATTTAATGAGCTTCAGGGCAGACTTTACTTAGACTTTGATTGGAATGATCTCCAAGCAGGAGATTGGATCTTGGTAGAAGTCATTATGCGTCAAGACCCAGACGAATATACTGCAATGTATAACGATGCTTGGTTAAAAGATTATGTTGAAGCACTCTTCCAACAGCAATGGGGTCGTAACTTAAGTAAGTATGATGGCATTCAAATGCTTGGTGGTGTAACTCTCAATGGTCGTCAGATTCTTGAGGATGCAAGTCAATTCAAGAAAGACCTGGAAGAGCAGATTCGTAAAGATTATGAGCTCCCTCCAATGGACTTAATCGGATAAAATGACATACTCCAATCCAACTCCAAACAACTGCATTCAATCAGATTACACTAGTGCATGTAGATTGAATATCAATGGGTCTGCCCAAGAGCAGACTTTTATTGAAAACTTGATTGTAGAAAGTATTGAGATCTACGGTCAGAATATCTACTATCTTCCTAGAATCTATGTAAATCGTGACACGATTCTAAATGAGGTAGAGACAAGTAAGTTTGAGCAGGCACTTTCTGTCAGAGCATACGTTAATAACGTAGAAGGATGGGAAGGACAGGGAGAATTGCTTTCCAAGTTTGGTGTGAGGATTGAAGATAAGACTACATTCATTTTCTCCCGCAAGAAATTTACCGAGAAGGTTGATGATAATGCAGTACTTAATGTAGAAGGTCGCCCCAATGAAGGCGATCTCATTTGGTTTCCTGCAGCAAAGCATCTATTTGAAATCAAGTTTGTAGAAGCAGAAAGACCTTTCTATCAACTTGGCAAAGGATACGTTTGGGAATGTCAGTGTGAGCTCTTTGAATACTCCGATGAAGATCTCGATACTGGTGTTGCAGAAATTGATGCAGTTGAATTGGCATTTGCTAATGCTATCAAACTAATCATGGATCCTGGTGGTATTGGTGACTTTACCGTTGGGGAAGAAATTGTTGGTGATCTATATCTCGCTAGGGCAACAGCATCTATTACTGGGGATGCTGTTACTGGGGTTACTATTACCGATGGCGGACAATACTACAACACAATATTAGTGCCAACTGTAACATTTAGTGGAGGTGGAGGGAATGGTGCCACAGCAACCGCGACAGTTAGCTCTGCTGGTATTGTTACTGGCATCAATATTACATCTGGCGGTACGGGTTACACTAGTGCTCCAACAGTCACCATTGATTACTCCCCCAAAGACAACAGAGCAGAAGTCAAGTCTTGGAATAGTAGCACAAGAGAGTTACAAGTAATTAATCGTACAGGAACATTCAACACTGCTGAGACTATTACTGGTCTTTCGTCTGGTGCTAAGTGGAGTCCCGAGTCTTATAACACTCTAAATAATACAAACACCCCCGATACTATCGACCAGAATTATTCGTTTGAAGTTGCTGATGACGATATTATCGATTTCACCGAGACAAATCCTTTCGGTGTTATAGGATCCACAACTGATACTACAATCTGATGTTAGGCACATATTCTTACCACAACATTTTTAGAAAGACTGTCGTCGCTTTCGGCACTCTATTCAATAACATAGAGATCCATAAGGACGATCAAGTCATGAAAGTGCCTTTGGCATATGGTCCAAAGCAAAAATTCTTGGCACGTCTGGATGCTACACCCGACCCTACAAACAAAAGGGTGCAGATCACTCTGCCTAGGATTTCTTTTGAGATCAATGGTATTACATATGATGCTACCAGAAAGGTATCGCCAACCCAAAAGATTAAGGTTGCAAAAGATGGTGATGAGAATAAAAACGTTTTCATGCCTGTACCTTACAACCTGTCCTTTGAGTTAGCGGTCATTTCAAAAACTCAAGAGGATGGTTTGGAAATCATTGAGCAAATTTTGCCATATTTCCAACCTCATTACAACCTTTCGGTTAAGATGCTAGAAGATATTACGACCGAAATTCGTGATATCCCAGTTGTATTAAATAGTGTCGAGTATGAAGACGACTATGAGGGAGACTTCTCTACTCGCAGAGCAATCATTTATACTCTTCAATTCACATGTAAGACGTATCTATACGGTCCTGTAACCGATGCCAAGACGATTAAGAAAGCAATCGTTGATTACTATGCGGATACAGAAGTTAGCACCGCACCTAGAGCGGTCAGGTACACTGTCACTCCAGACCCTATCGATGCTGATGCGGATGATGATTTTGGTTTTGGTGAATTGAAGTCGGAGTTTACCGACAACAAACAACGCAATCCTGTAAGTGGACTAGACGAGGATATTTAATATGTCAAACCCTTTTGATGGTCTTAACAGTGCTTTTGGAGCAGAACCCTCAGATCTCCAAAAGCATGTTGAGAGTGTGAAACCATTGTTAAAAAAATCTGAGACTGAGGATGTCAAACAAGATTATGAGACAACTCGTGCTCAGTTGCACAACTTAGTAATGAAAGGACAGGAGGCAGTAGATGGCATACTTGATGTGGCACGAGCGTCAGATCATCCTCGTGCTTATGAAGTGGCAGGTCAACTTATTAAAAACGTCGGAGACGTAGCAGATAAACTCATCGACTTACAAAAGAAGATGAAAGAGTTGGATTCCGAAGAGAAAAAGTCTGGTCCTTCTACAGTCAATAATACGATGTTTGTTGGTAGCACAGCAGACCTACAGAAGATGTTGAAGCAACAAAAAGAGATAAATAAAAAAGAAGAATCCTAGGTAAAACAATGGCAATTAAAGCAATGGTTTTAGCAACTGAGGTGACTCTCAGTGGTGCTACCAATCTTGATAAAGCAACGTGCGTAAGAGTGCTTAATGATACGGCTGCAACCATCGTAGCAACTCTTGACGACACTGCATATGCTGCAGCAGAAGCTGCTACTGAGTATGTGGCAAAAGGTGCTAGGAATATTTCAATTGCTGCTGGCGAAACTTTATTCGTTGAAAAGTATCCTACTGAAACTATCGCTGGTACAGGTCTTAAGTGTACTAAAGTAGCTAAGCACTGATATGTTAAACGAAGTTGCAGCAGGCAGTCAAGGTAACTACATTGACACCAAGTCAGGTGCAACTAAACCTGCGTACATTCCTCCTGCAATCAATCCTACGGCAGAAAGATATATCCGTGGGATGAAAAAGGGCACTACCAGATGGAGAAAACTCTATGGTAATCGCTGGAAGTACGTTATGAATTCTACTGCCAATAAAATGGCAACACAGGAGCAAGTAAAAATGCCACCTACATACAAAGATCTGTTTGGGGATTTGAATGAAAAGGCAGTCTCCAAAAAGCAACAAAGATTCTTCGGGATGGTTAGAGCGGCTCAGAAAGGGGAGATGGAAAATCCCTCGCCTGAGGTTACCAAAGCTGCTTCCTCCATGTCCAAGTCCGACGTGAAAGATTTTGCTAAAACGAAACATGATAAACTCCCCGAAAGAAAAAAAGTCGAAGAGGGGAACAAGAGTGGTGATTCTTCTTTGCGTGACTGGTTTAGCAAGAGTAAGTCTTCTGATGGCAAGCCTGGTTGGGTTCAACTTGGTGGTAAATACGCAGGAAAACCCTGTGCAAAGCAACCAGGTCAAACCACCAAACCAAAGTGTGGTTCAAGCAAAATGAAACGC